ACAGAGTAGTAATGGATGATACAAACAATACTCCAGATGTAATCGATAGAAATCAATTAGTAGGTCAGATCTACATCCAACCAACTAAGACTGCTGAATTTATCATCTTAAACTTTAACGTATTACCAACAGGCGCTACATTCCCTGCATAAGGGGATGTGGTTCCTAATATTTATTAATAGCAATTAAATTTAACATAAAATGGCAGTATTAGACGCTAACGAAATAATGTTTACCGCTTTTGAACCAAAAGTTCAGAATCGTTTCATTATGTACATAGATGGTATCCCAGCATACTTAATTAAGAGTGCAACAGCACCTGGATTCGAAGCTGGTGAAATCATATTAGATCATATCAACGTTTACCGTAAAGTAAAAGGTAAAGTTCGTTGGAATGACATGACTTTAGGATTATACGATCCTGTAACTCCATCTGGTGCGCAAGCAGTAATGGAATGGGCTCGTTTGGCTCACGAATCAGTAACTGGCCGTGATGGTTATTCTGATTTTTACAAGAAAGACTTAACTTTAGATATTTTAGGCCCAGTAGGCGATATCGTTGGTGAGTGGATTATTAAAGGCGCTTACGTAAAAACAGCTACATTCGGTGAATACGATTGGGCTAACGAAGCAGCAGTTAATTTATCTGTTTCTATCGCTATGGATTACTGCGTATTGAACTTCTAAGATATTTTAATATTCTTTATAAAAAAGGCGTCTGCTTTGGCAGATGCCTTTCTTTGTCGTATATTTATATATACACAAATTAAAACGTTATATGGCAGAATTTAAAATTCCAACCGAAACAGTTACATTACCATCCAAAGGTTTATTGTATCCTAAAGAATCACCACTATCTAAAGGTGAAATTGAAATGAAATATATGACCGCTAGAGAAGAAGATATTCTTACTAACGTTAACTATATTCGTCAAGGTATCGTATTAGATAAATTATTACAATCATTAATTGTTACTGAAATTAATTATGATGATTTGTTAGTAGGTGATAAAAACGCAATTTTAATTGCAGCTCGTGTATTGGGTTATGGTAAAGATTATGACATCACATACGCAGATGAAAATGGTATTGAAATTAAAGCTACTGTTGATTTAACAACATTAGAAAACAAACAAGTTGATTATTCAGTATACAAAGCTGGATCAAATGAATTTAGTTTTTCATTACCTAAATCAGGAAATGTTGTTACATTTAAATTATTAACACACGGTGATGATAAAAAAATTGAAGCTGAAGTTAAAGGATTACAAAAAGTAAATCCAATGGTTTCACCAGAAATGACTACACGTTTAAAATACATGATTACATCTATCAATGGCCAACGCGACCAAAAAGATATTCGTGATTTTGTTGACAATGCTTTTTTAGCACCAGATGCTAGAGCATTACGTGAATACTATAATTCAGTATCACCAGATATTAATTTAAAGTATTATCCAAATGGTAATTATACAGGGGAGGGTATAGCAATTCCTATATCGCTTAACTTTTTTTGGCCTGACTCCAGAGTATAGATTATACCTATTTAAAACAATCCATGAGATTGTATTTAATAGCAATGGTGGATATGATTGGGAAACTGTATACAATATGCCTACATGGCTACGTAGATTCACATTTGAAACATTAAGAGAACACTACGAAAAGCAAGCTGAGGCTAATAATAAAGCGGAAAACTTATTACAAAATAATAATAATCCAAAAGAAATAGCACGTCCCGCCATAACTCCAAAACAACCAACATACACAACGAATAAAGCGCCCAAGAAATAGGGCGCTTTAATATTTATACGGCGCAATACTAAATTATGGCTGATAATACAAATACACCTAAACCTGAACAGATCGAAGCTCTGACTCGTGCCGAACAGATACTAAGAGATCAGTTGGAAAAGCAGTTAAATATTCGTTTTAAATCTAATGAAGAATTTAGAAAAGCGGTTGAATTAAATAAAGAATATTTAAAACAATTAAATGGTATTGAAATTGCTTTAGATGGTCAGTTAAGTTTATATACTGAAATAAATAAACAAGTTCAAGATTTTGGTAAAGGTCTAACAGATAATCTTAAAAATGCTAAATTACAAGGCAATACCCAACTAGGTTTAAAAGGAATATACTCTTCTTTAAATAATTTACAAGGCAAATTAATATCAAATCAAGAAGATTTACTTAGAGGTGAATTATCATCTAATGATATTACTAAAGATATTTTAAAAAATAGATTACTACAACAAAATCAAGAAAAAATTTCTAATGATTTAAGCCTTGAACAAAAAACTTTACAGAACCAGCTTAAAGCAATAATAGAAGAAAAAAATAGAAGTGGTAAAGGATATACTGAAGAACAGTATAAACAAAAGGAAGAAATTGCAAAACAAATACAAGCAGTAGGAGCTTTAAGAAAATCTTTAGATAGTGCAAATGAAGCACAAGCCAGTATAACAAACGAATTACAGAATCAATTAAATAATATTTTAGCAATAGAAGCTAAAACAGGAGTAGCAGGTAAATTATTAAAAGGATTTACTAAAATTCCTATATTAGGTGATATGTTGGATATTCAAGGAGCTCAAAAAGCTATGAATATAGCTGCTGCTAATGGTGCAAGTGGTTTTGGAACAATGTTAACCGGAGTTAAAGCTTTAGGACCAAGTTTAAAAGCAGCATTAGGACCTTTAGGTTTAATATTAATGGCAGTTGATGCTTTTAAAGCATTAGTAGGTGCTATGTTTGATGCTGATAAACAAGTAACATCATTAGCTAAAAACTTATCTATATCAAAAGATGACGCTGGAAGTATAAGAGAATATTTTATTGGTATATCAAATAGTATAGATACTACTTATAATAGACTACAAGATGTAATTGATGCTCAGATTCAATTATCTGAATTATCTAAGTTTACTATTTTGTATTCTAAAAGTGCAATAGAAAATCAAATTGCATTAACAAAAGAAATAGGACTATCAGAAGATGAAGCTGCTAAATTAAATAAGTCTTTTATTTTAAATAATGTTGAAGGTACTGAAGGTACAGATATAATTTATGATCAAATAGCTGCCTTTGCTAATGAAAATAAAATAATAGCAAATGGAAGAAAAATTTTACAAGAAGTATCTAAAGTAAGTGGTCAAATACTTCTTAACTTTAGAGGAAACTTACCTGCACTTACTGCTGCTATTTTACAAGCAGATAAATTAGGAGTAAGTATATCAGAGGCTAGAGACATATCTAACTCTCTATTAGATTTTGAATCATCAATTAGTAATGAATTAGAAGCATCTGTATTTTTAGGCAGAAGATTTAATTTAGAACAAGCCAGAGCATTAGCATTAAGAAAAGATTACGTTGGTGCTACTGAAGAAGTACTTAAACAAGTAGGATCAATAGAAGAATTTGAAAATATGTCTGCTATCCATCAGCAAGTAATTGCTAAGGCCGCAGGTATGACTGTTGATAAATTAGCAGATTCTTTAATGTATCAAAAGTTTATTGGTACTGAAACTGGAAGAACTATTGATAGATTTAAAGCAGCTGGAAGAGAAGATTTAGCTAATAGACTAATGACAGGTAAGTTGCAGGGAGAGGAATTAAAAGCAGCTCAAAGATCTTTAACAGCACAAGAGAAATTTAATTTAGCTTTAGATAAAGCAAAAGAAATATTTACTAATTTAGTAGACGGAGGTACCTTAGATATGTTAGCAGGTATTCTAAAAGATATTGCTAATTATGTAGCATCAATTACTGGTATTAAGGGAGGGATAAATGTAAGCACAGCGCAATCTATCTCTGAATCAGCAAAAAAAGAATTAAAGAAAACTGAACAACCTCAATCTCTTGAAGAAAAGAAATTAACTAAAAGTACTCTTGAATCTCAAAAACAAAATTTAGAAAATATTGCAAAAGATAAAACTAGTATACTTGAAGCTCTTAACTGGGATATACCTAAAGCTTTTAATCTATTGTTTGGAAGTATAGAGACAAAAACAAAAGTATTAAAGGATATAGGACAATTAAATGAAGCTGCAAAAAATGCAGAAGATAATTTACAATTAATTAACCCAGCTATTGAAAAACTTTCTAAGGAAATTGAATTAACTTCACCACCCCAACCAATTAAAGATGGATATTCAGATTCAAGTGATGGTCCATTCGAAATAACAAATAGATATGGACAAACAGCAGTAACAGCAGTTGGTGATAAAATAGCTGTGTCACCTAATATGAGTTTTAACAGACAACCACCACAACCAACTAGCGTAGGTATATCAAAAGAAGATGTAACAGCAATCGTTAGTAACTTGTTAGGTGAATTTAATAAAGGCCTAAACGCTATAACATCACGTCCATCAGTAGCAATAATAGATGGTAGAGATGCATTTATTCGAGATACAGCATCAAATCAAAACTTTGGTACTTATCAAGGTATGAACACATCTTATCTATCTGCATAATTTTTAAATATTTATATAAAACAATAACACAATGTCAATTTTATCAAATCTATCAAAAATGGTATTAGGCCTTAAAGGTGCTAAACCACAAACATTTGGTGTTGATCCGGTACCTCCAGGTTCATTACATTTAAACTACTCAACAACAGGTACTCCTAATGTTAAGTGGCGTAAAACTAAAGGTCAAGGAATGAAACCATTACCTTCTAAATTAGACAATTTAAATTCTAAGTACACTCCAGGTAAAGGATCATATCTTAACACACTACCAAAGAAATAGTAAATGCCAGGTTCAAAATTAGTAAGTTTAAGGACTGACCTTAAATCCCTTAAATATGGACATGATCGTCCAGGAAATGGGGATAGTGGACAGCCTTATGTTGTTACTAATATCCCAAATAGACTCACCACAGGTTATACTGATGATGGGTTTATTAGAGGTGGACAGTCATTAGCAAATAGATCCTCAGCTTTCGATCAAATAAGAATTAGTAAATTCTTTAATGATAAGCCAAAAGGATCTTTATTTATTACTCGCCAAGTGCGATTACAGTTTAGTAATCCAAAACTTGAAGTTAAAAAATTTGCGGGTGGAGGAAGCGGCATATTCGGCGCTATAGCAACGGTAGCTGCAGGTGCATTTAATGTTGTTAATGAATTGATACCTGGGCCTACTAGGCTTTATAATAACGGATTAAATACCTTAGCTCAAGTTGGTGTAAATGCTTTTGGACAACATTTCGACAGACACGGTTTACTACCAGTTCAAGATGATAATTCAAAGTATTTAGCTGTTGTAAGACACAACAATGAAAATGGTAATAATAGATTAGTTGGTTTAAAAAATAGACTAATCAAACCAACAGATAATCCTCAAAAGTTCTTAAATAGTGTTAATTTTATTATTAATAACATTAATGCACTACTTAAGACAAACATTCCTACTAGAGGTTTACAACCACAAGATTTAACTATAGATAACTACTTAGGTGGTCCTAACTCTTTATATGGTCTTGGTAGAACGGTAATTAGACGCTTTGATATTACTAGTAATGGATTTAATACACTTGAACCACAAGAAAGAATAGCGCCTGGTGTTCCTAGTATAAATTATGCAAATGATTTAGGAGTATCAGATGATTATCTTGATACATTTAGTAATTTTGCAGCGAATAATATAAACTTTAATACCCCAACAAATAAACCTTCTCAGGTTGACCAATCAGCAGTTGTATATAAGTCTCCATCTAGTAAAAACTATGAAACATTAAAAACAGCTGTAAGCAAAGTTACCGATAAACAGAAATATAATGTAATACAACAAAAACAATTATCAAATCCTAATTTTAGTGCTTATCTTGGTGGTAAAAAAACCTTAGACGTAGCTAATAGATATGATCCAAATATTTTATCTGTTGTATTTAGAATTATTAATCCATTCAATCAAGCTGAAGACCCAATAATACTATCAGCATATATGAAAGGATTTAGAGATAACTTTGATGCATCTTGGAATGAATACAGCTATGCTGGTAGATCAGAAAGTTTCTACACATACGGTAAATTTAAACGTAATGTAAACTTTAACTTAGATATACCTTGCTTTAATAAAGCAGAATTACTTGCAAAATATAGAGCATTAGGTCAATTAGCATCAACAACAGCTGGTGCTTATAATCAAAACGGATTATTAAGTGGAGTAATAATGAAGCTTAATGTAGGCAATCATGTTAGAGGTGAGTATGCTATTTTAAATAATTTAAGTTACGAAATACCAGATGAAACTAGTTGGGATATAGATGCTCAATTAGCAATGCTAATTAGAGCAACATTTAGCTTTACTATTATTCATAGTAATTTACCTCAATATAAAAAAGATGAAGGATTTTATAATCATGTAGATGCAGGTGTAGCTATTTTTCCAAATATAAATAATCAGATTAACACTCCTAAATCTACAAGAGATCTTATACAATATTTCTCAAAAGAACAAAAAGTACCAACAGCTCTTCCTACACAACTTCAAAATATAGTAATACCAACAGCTCCAACAATATAATAATTTATGAATCGATACGATAACGCTATTATAGAAACAACATCAGAAGGTAAAAGATACTGGAAACAGAAATTTTACCCTAATGTGCCGTTGTCTGAAACAGACGATTATGTTATTACAACAATAGGAGACAGACTTGATAGTTTAGCTTATTCTTATTACCGTGATAGTACTTTATGGTGGATAATTTCTATGGCTAATAACAATGTTACTAGAGGATCATTATTCCCAGAACCAGGTACACAATTACGTATACCTACAAATATAAATGCAGTTATAGAATTGTACAACCAATACAATACAACTCGATAATGTTATGTCAATATTTAGAAATACATTTACTGAGGCCGTTAGAGAGCAATTAAAGGCTAGACAAGAATCCCTTCAAAGACGAACTAAACCAAGCGATATCATCTATCAGAATTCTCGTAATTCTTGGATTAGAATGACATCTGGTGTGAATATAAATGGTAGTTCTACTTTAGCTGAAAATTATGTAATGTTAGGAGGTGTCTTAAATAGAGACAAATCATTAAGATCAGGTGTAGGTGGTGCTAATAAAACATATAGTGCAAATTCACCTTCTCTTTCTTCATATAACCAACCAAATATTAAAGCAGGTGCTGCTGGTATTAAACCAATGCCTGGTATTACCTCATTAGATTGTAAATCTAAAACGGCATATGGTTCAATGAGAGAGGTAACAGTAAGTTTTTCATGTAATAATATTCAACAACTAGAAGATTTAGAATTATTATACATGCGCCCTGGCTACACAGTATTAGTAGAATGGGGTTGGACACCTTTTTTAGATAATAAAGGTAATTTACAACATAATGTTAGTTTCTATGATGGTGTTTTATTTGGTAAAGCAAGTAATGGTAAAAATGATAGAGAACAAATATTTAAAGATTTATTTCAAAAATCAAAAGATCATTTTGGCAACTATGAGGCACATTATGGTTATGTAAAAAACTATAACTGGAACGCTAGAATGGATGGAGGATATGATTGCACTACAACAATTATTTCAGTTGGAGAGTTATTAGAATCCTTAAACGCAAATTGGGTTCCAGGTAATATAGCTAATATTGCTGATAAAGGACTTTTAGTACCTGATAAACCTATGTTATCTAATGTTCCTTCTTTTCAAGCAATCACACCAATATCACAAATATCATCTATTGTTTCACCAACACTAAGTTTTACAGGAGATAGTCTTAAAGCCCAAAGAGCCCAGGCATATTCACAAAATATATTAGCAGGTTTATTATATGAACTACATACGTTCTGTGTTGATAAATTAGTAGCACCTTTAAAATACTTAGTTTTTGATTCTAGTATTCCTAGTACAACCGAGAATCCTAAACCTCCATACGACATGTATGTGTTTAAGTATAATACAATGCTAACACCTAATAGTTTAGGTAATAGTAATACAGTTCAAGCTTATATTACATTAGAATCACTTGTTGAATTAATAAACAATCATGTAACAATAGCATTTTCAGATAAAGAATTTCAAAATGTAAAACCATTTTCAAAAATCTCTACTAAACCTGCTACATATAATACAGAAGCATTAACTAGTGATTCTTTATTATGTTTAGCTCATCCTTTACAATTATCTGTTGATCCATCAACATGTTTAATAACAAGTCCTTTATGGGCTGGTGGTGCAAATTTTGCAGATTCTTCTGCTAAAACTATAAGAAGTTTACCTAAAGTATATTATTTAAAGGAACTTCAATCACGAGGTAAAAACTTTAGAGTTGGAAATCCTAATAGTGAAGTAGGAAGTATAAGTAATATATATATTAATATTAATAAATTATATCAATTAGCTGTAGATCCAAGATTACAATCTAAAAATCAAGAGTTAAAAGTATATGATTTTTTAAAAACTATATTAAAAGAAGTACAAGAATCTATTGGTGGTGTTAATAACTTTGAAATCCATATAGATCCTATAGATAGTGTTGCTAGAATAATTGATGTAAATTATGTAGATGATTCTGATAGAAAAGATGTATATAATAAGGCTTTTCAAATAGAAATGTCTAACACAAAATCAACAGTTAGATCATATAGTTTACAATCACAAATATTCCCAGAACAAGCCAATTTAATTGCCTTAGGAGCACAAGTAGGTGGTGCTGGTAATCAGTCTTCTCAAAATGCTACTTTATTAGATTTCAATAATAATATTGAAGATAGAATAATGCCTAAAAAACTATCTTCTACATCTGGTTCATTTAATACAAATGTAAATAATGCTAGTACTAGTGCTATCGATAAAAGTATAAAAGAAACTAAATATAATCTATCAGTTAGTATTGAAAAAATAGCATCTTTACTTGTACCTAACAATGTAAGTAATCCTGCATCAACTGCTATAACTGTTGATACTGAACTATCAAACACAGAATATAGAACAGCATTATCTAGTATGATTAGATACTTTCAAGGTGTAACAAATTCACGAGCTAAAAATAGAGCTATTATACCTGTTAAAATATCTCTTACAATGGATGGTATTGGCGGTTTAATTATAGGTCATTTGTTTAAAATACCACAAGATTTATTGCCTAGAGGATACAAATTAGATAGTATTGGAGGTAAATTATTACAAATAGTAACCGGAATCAGTCACAGAGTTGATAATGGTGATTGGACTACTACTATAGATGCTCTTAATATGATTGCTACTGACCCTAAAGGCATATTAAAATTTGATGATCTAATAAAATTAAACGAAAATGGAGATGTTGTTATAGATACTGTATTACCCCCTCTTGCTGGAATAGAATTATCAGGAGACTATGTTAATAGAGCGGCTGATTTTATAAAGAGTAAAGAAAACTTTACATCAACAGCAGAATGGGATCAAACAGCTTATCGTTTAGGATATGGAACTGACAAAATATTAGATAATGGTAGACTTCGCCCTGTTAAAGCAGGAGATACAACTACTGAAAGTAATGCTGAATTAGTATTGCAATATCAAATAAAAAATGAATATCAAGGAAGAGTTATAAGAGATATTGGTCAAGGTGCTTTTGATAAATTAAATGCTAATCAAAAAGCAGCTTTAATTAGTTATGCATATAATGTAGGTTCACTAAGTTTAGGTATAAGAGAATCAATTAAACAAAATAATCTAGAAGCAGCTGCTCTTTACATAAAAGATGGAGTTAATACTATAAATAATGGTAATACAATAGTACCAGGATTGACACTAAGAAGAGAACAAGAAGCAGCATTGTTTAGTAAACCCGAATAATAAATGAGAGTACCTTTAAGTAAAATAAAATCAGGATTATACACACAAGGTGGGGAATACGTGGATAAAAAAACACAAAAACCTTACAGTGGATATTACTATAATCTTTATGGTAAATTTTATGCTGGGAAAACATATAATCCTGATGCTACACCTGTAGAAATAGAAGTTAAGAAAAAGGGAATTAATAATCCAAACAGTTTGATATATAATGTATTAGCAGGTGCTCAACAAGCTATAAGCAATCCTGTAGCAGTAAGACCTACAAAACAACAAAACTTAGAATCAATCCAAGCTGCTAACACACAAGGTTTTACACCTGTTATTGGTGTTAATTTAAATGCTGATGAACAAGGGATACAAAATAATGCTAACGAAATACAAACTGACTCTACCCCAGTAGAAGCAACAAGATATTTCTTTAGATATCTTGTTGATACTAATACTATACCTACCCGAGGACCTTTAGGCCCACAATATCGATTTGGTGAGTTTAGGGATGAAGAAGCATATGAACAGGCTAAAAGTGATAAAAGATATACTAGAGCTACCGTAAGAGAACTTAGAATACAGGGAGAAAAACCAGAATTAAATCGTGATGATCTTAACGAAGCGGAAAAGAGAATGCCTGGGTTAAAAAGATTTTTAGGCGTTACTAACGAAGAATAAAATTTGGAAGTCCAAAATTTGGTCTTATATTTAGTGTAATAAAAAGGTTATGTTTTATATTTTAGAGAAATCATCTCAACTACCACATTCATTTGAGGATTGTTTTGTTAGGTTTATACCTACCAATGATAATTTTCACCCTGCACTTACCGATTTAAGTCTAATATACATTAGACCACTGAATGATAAGAAGGGATACATTATGTGTTTAAACCATAACGAATCACTTGGTATAGATAAAATAGAATTACTTGATTGGTTATTAAATAACACAGGTAAACTATGGACATTAGATAAGAAAAAAGCATTACACTGGTTATATCCATTATCAGATAAATTATTCGACGTAAATTTCCTCGAACCTGTTGACATCAAATCGTTAGACAACGCGTGCATTAGCTACTACTATAGCAAGCACAATGCGTTGCCTAACGTTAACTGTTTGATACCAATCAGTAAACATTATGAAATATGTGAGGCAATATTCAACATGGCGTTACCTATTATTAAAAAATATACATTAAGCGACACAACGTTTCAATTTAATAATTTTCGTACGGCAAATGTGTTTTATAATATTGAAAAAAACGGCATTAAGGTCGATAAAAACTGCTTTATTGAGCACTACAATGGAAGATTAACAAATCCACAATTTAATTTATCTCGCAGTAAAATATACACTCAATACAATTTAAATACAACCACATCTCGCCCATCTAATACGTTTAATAGCATTAATTTCGCAGCATTGAATAAAGATAACAGCGAACGTATGTGTTATCGCCCCGAAAATGATAAATTTATTGAACTAGATTTCCAGGGATACCACCCACGATTAATTGGTGAAATGGTTGATTTCCATTTTCCTAAAGATAAAAACACATATGAAATGTTAGGTCAATTGTTAGGCGTAACACAACAAGAGGCTAAAGAATTAACATTCAAACAGTTGTATGGTGGTGTTTGGGCTGAATACCAGAACAAACCATTCTTCAAAGATGTAAATATGTTTATAGATGGTATGTGGGATGAGTACCAATATGGGGGTAGATATGTTACTGAAAATAAGATATTTATGCCTGACGCTGAGATGACTCGATCAAAATTATTTAATTATATCGTTCAAAGTAAAGAAACATCAACTAATGTTGAATTATTAGAATTGGTGTTTAATTTATTAGAAGGTAAAAAAACAAAATTAGTACTGTATACTTATGATGCCTTTTTGTTTGACTACAGTAACGAAGATAAAGGGTTAATCCAAGAAATAATAAATATATTGGACTATCCTGTTAATGTTAAACAAGGTAAAACGTATCACGGTTTGGAGAAACTATAAATATTTATTATGGAACAAACAAACGAACTAGACTTGAACAAATTATTCTGTACATTCACTTCTCCAGCAGATTTAGAAGATACAGTAAGCACTATCAATCGCCGTTACGCAATCTTATTTAATAAGATATTCATACTAGAATCTCCACAAAGCGACGAATTAATGTGTACTTACAATATTGACTCGGGCAACACAACTGAAGCACCGATGGCTAATACTATCTTATTGCATCGTAAAAAGGAAACTAATTCATTATATACAATCAATGCTTTAAATACTCTAATCAAATCATTGAATAATGGTTATTTAGATAAAAATTATATGGTTGATTGGAATCAATATAAAAATTGTATATTATTAACTGATGGTCCTAATTTACGCAAATTAGACACAGCTATTCATAAAATTATAGATTTTAACAAATAATGGCAACATATACATCAGCACAACTTGCAGGAACTGGATCGATTGGTGAAAACCTATCAGGATTAAAAACATTTGCTTTTAATAATCCTAGCGGTTCATCATATTTTACTATGGAAACTATAACAGGTCCTGGTGGTCTATATTCAGCATCATTAACACCTACAAACTTTTCAGGTTCGTATGTTACGTCTGCATCTATGGGTTTAGTTACATCCCCATATATTGCTTCTGTTGTTGTACCTCCTGGTACTACATCATTTAGATTTACTCCTGCAGATGCTGTTACAGGCACTACATACTATTTAAAGGGAACAGGAGCATACAGTTTGACAATATCTTAAAGATATTTGGCTGTCAAATTTTAAGATCGTATATTCAATTTTAAAATAAAACAAATAAGTTATGGATTTATCATTCGTAAAGCAGAAGCTTGAAGCTAATGCTAACAAAGGTGGTAGTCGCGAAAAGATCGATTACACAAAAATTTTCTGGAAGCCTAAAGCAGGCAAGTATCAAATCAGAATCGTACCAAACAAATTCCGTAAGGAATGGCCGTTACGTGAAATTCAAATGCACTACGGTTTTTCTAAAGGACCAATTTTGGCATTATCTAACTGGGGTGAATCAGATCCAATTTCGGATTTCGCTCAAAAGTTACGTAAATCAGCTGACAAAGAAGATTGGCAATTAGCAAACAAAATTTCTCCAAAAACACGTTATTTCGCTCCAGTAGTCGTTCGCGGTGAAGAGAGTGCAGGTGTACGTTTATGGGAAGTAGGTAAGCTAGTAAATGATCAGTTAATGGGAATCGCTGCCGATGAGGACTATGGTGATTTTACAGACATTACTGACGGTAGAGATTTTACAGTTGAAGCAGTAGAAGACGTTGTTGCTGGAAGAAAAGGTATCAAATGTACTTTACGCCCTAAAGTAAAATCAACCCCAATTTCTGAAGATGGTGAGTTCGTTACTAAAGCGTTAGATGAGCAAACAGACATTTTATCAATTAATCGTAAGTATACTTATGATCAATTAAAGGATGTATTACAAAAATGGTTATCTCCTGAAGACGAAACCGCTACAGAAGCAACTCCAACAGTAGCATCAACTGATGATGAAGACGAGTTTTTAAAAGAAATGAATGCTCCAATTCAACCTTACAGTTTAGATGTAAAACCAAAAGAGAACGCTGCTGACAAATTTGAATCACTATTTAACGACTAAAAATGGCTAAAAAAGACAGTTTGACTTCGGTAGTATCCGAGTCATTAAAACAATCATTTAACATTGATGCATTTAAGAAATCTAAATTTCTAGATCAATCAGTTAAATTTAAACCACAACGTTGGATTCCGCTTTCAAAAGCATTCCAAGATGTACTGTCTATACCAGGTATTCCTATGGGCCACATAACTTTGTTACGTGGCCATAGTGACACTGGTAAAACTACAGCTATGTTAGAGGCAGCCGTTGCTGCTCAGAAAATGGGTGTATTACCTATTTTCATTATTACAGAGATGAAATGGAACTGGGATCATGCTTTACAAATGGGTTTTGAATTAGAACCTGTTGTTGATGAATCAACTGGTGAAGTAATTGATTACAAAGGTTTCTTCTTATATGTAGATAGAGGTTCATTAAACACTATTGAAGATGTAGGTTCATTTGTAACAGATTTATTAAGCGAACAAGCTAAAGGTAAATTACCATTTGACTTATTATTCCTATGGGATTCAGTTGGATCTATTCCTTGTAGATTGTCAGTTGAATCTAATAAAAACAATAATGAGTGGAATGCAGGTGCTATGTCTCAAACGTTTGGTAATTTTATCAATCAAAAGATTGTATTATCACGTAAAGAAAATCAACCGTATACTAATACATTAGTAGCTGTTAATAAGGTGTGGGTTGCAAAACCAAATTCACCTATGGAACAACCTAAATTGAAAAATAAGGGTGGTGATACAATGTTTTTTGATTCATCATTTGTAATTACATTTGGTAACGTATCAAATAGTGGTACTAGTAAGATTAAAGCAACTAAAGACGGTAAAGACGTAGAATTTGCTAAACGTACTAAGATATCTGCTGATAAAAATCACGTTACTGGAGTACAAACTAAAGGTACTGTTACAATGACAGTTCACGGTTTTATTCCTGATGATAAGAAAGCAATTGATGATTACAAGAAAGAACATTCTAAAGAATGGTTACAAATTCTAGGTTCAGCTGATTTCGACGTTGTTGAAGAAGATGAAATGGAAGAAAATTTTAAAGACATAATTGAAGCAGATGCAGAATAAATACTTTGATTTAATTTCAAGTATTCAACCTGACAATCGCACTCAATTAAATTCAGTTCTAATCATAGATGGCCTTAATGCTTTTTTAAGAGCATTTACTATGATTAATCATATTAATCCTGACGGGCACCATATAGGTGCCCTAACAGGATTTCTAAAATCTATTGGTTATGCAATTAAAATGCTTAACCCAACAAAAGTAGTAATTGTATTTGATGGTGTAGGGGGTTCGAATGCTAGACGAAATTTATTTCCCGACTATAAAGCTAATCGTAATGCTAATCGCATGACGAATTACTCAATATTCCAATCTAAGGAAGAAGAAACAGAAAGTATCAATAATCAAATGCAACGTTTGATTTTATACCTTAAATGTTTACCTGTTAGTGTTGTTAGTATTGAAGGATTAGAGGCAGATGATATTATTGGTTATTTAACTCACAAATTAGAAAATTTTAGTGAGACTAAAGAAATAAACATTATGTCTGCTGACCAGGACTTTTTACAATTAGTATCAGAAAAAACATCAGTATATTCACCTACTAAAAAACGCATATTTAAACCAAAAGATGTATTAGCTGAATATGGTGTTAGTGCTACTAACTATATTAATTACAAAATATTATTAGGTGATAAATCAGATAATGTTCCTGGAGTTAGTGGGTTAGGCCCAGTAAAGTTAGTAAAATTATTCCCAGAATTGACAGGTGAAAATAAGGTTACATTAGAGAGTATGATAACTAAATCAGCAGAACTAATTAACGAAAATAAATTGTATTTATCTGTTGTAGAAAGACGCCATCAGTTATTTATTAACCAACAATTGATGAATTTGGAGGGCGATTTCTTATCACCAGATAATCGATTATTAGTTAAACAAGCATTTAGCGATTCATATGAATTAAATAAATACCTGTTTCATCAAATATATGTGAATGATAAATTGGGCGAATCGATACCAAATGTAGATAATTGGCTTACAGAAGTTTTTGGGTATCTCAATTCTCTTAATTAAATTTATAAAATAAGTTATGACAACATTACAGAAATTACAAGCATACGGACCGCAGTTCCAAACTAAAGTAATCGGAGCATTATTAACACAGAAAAACTTCTTAGTTAATGTATCTGATTCACTTGAAAAAGAATATTTTGAGAATCAAGCCAATCAATGGATTATAGGTAAAGTACAAGAATACTTTAATCATTATCATACAGTACCTACTATGGAGGTATTATCAACTGAAGTGAAAAAGATTGATAATGATGTGTTAAAAATTGCTATTACAGAGGGTTTAAGAGAAGCATATAAAGAATCACAAGCAAAAGATTTAGAATGGATTGAAAATGAATTTACTTCGTTTTGTAAAAACCAACAAGTAAAAAAAGCAATCATGACATCAGTCGATTTACTTGGTATGGGTGATTATGACAGTATTAAGATGTTAATGAATAATGCTCTTAAAGCTGGTGAAGATAAAAACATAGGACACGAATACGATAAAGATATTGAATCAAGATATAGAATGGATGATAGAAATGCAATTCCATTCCCTTGGCCTGTATTTAACTCATTAACACAAGGTGGTATGGGTAAAGGTGATTTAGTATTAGTATTTGGTAATCCTGGAGGTGGTAAATCATGGGCTGTAATTGATATGGGTGCTTATGCCGCTGCAATGGGTTTTAATGTATTACATTACTCACTTGAATTAGCTGAAGGTTATGTAGGTAAAAGATATGATGCTGTATTTACAGGATTACCTGTTGATACTTTAGATCAACATAGAGCTAGAGTTGAAGAAACTATTGGTAAAATAAAAGGTAAAGTTGTCATTAAAGAATACCCACCTAAAAGAGCATCATTTGATACAATCCAGGCTCATATTCAACAATTAGAGATGCAGCATGATTTCAAACCAGATTTAATCATTATCGATTATCTAGATTATGTTAAGAGTTCATCTCGTAATAGAAACGGAGAGCGTAAAGATGAAATTGATGATGTTTATGTAGGTGCTAAAGCATTAGCTAAAGAACTAGGCATACCAGTTATATCACCATCTCAAGCAAATAGAGGTGCTGCTAAAAGCAGTATTATTGAAGGAGATAATGCAGCTGGTTCTTATGAAAAGATTATGATTGGGGATATAATTATATCCTTAGCTAGAGGAAGAAAAGATAAAGTGAATGGAACTGGTCGTTGGCACTTTATGAAAAATAGATATGGAGCTGATGGATTAACATTTGGTTCTAAAATAGATACGTCAAACGGAAAAATAGATATATACGAAACGCCATTAGATGATGATGAAGAAGGTGATATTAAACCTGTAAATGCTTTTACTAGCGTAAATACAGACGATAGAGACTATCTTCAACAAAAGTTTTTTGAACTTAGTAAAGGCCAATAGTATATACTATATTTATAACTACAAACACAAAATTTATGGTAAAGGTTAAGAGGTTCACGGCTGCATGGTGCGGCCCGTGTAAGCAGCTTGCTCCACTTTTCGAGCAACTGCAATCAGAATATACAAATGTTACATTTGAAACAATAGATGTAGATAATTCTCCAGAGGAAACTCAACAATACAGTGTTACAAGCGTTCCTACTGTTATCGTCGAAAACGGGGGACAAGTAGTTCAACGATTTATTGGATTAAATCCAAAGAGTACGTACGTTAATACAATTAAATCACTTATATAAAACAGAAGAAAATGGATGTAACACAAGAGATTCTTAGTGAAATTACTACGTACATGAAGTACGCTAAGTTTGTTCCTGAGAAAAATAGAAGAGAAACATGGCATGAATTAGTTACGAGAAATAAAGAAATGCATCAAGCAAAATTCCCACAACTAAAAAATGAAATCGAAGAAGCTTATAAACTGGTCTACGATAAAAAAGTACTACCATCAATGCGTTCGTTACAGTTCGCAGGCAAACCCATTGAGCTTAATAATGCTCGTATATTTAATTGTTCTTTTCTTCCTCTTGATGATTGGAGATCATTTAGTGAAATAATGTTCTTGTTGTTGAGTGGTTGCGGAGTAGGATACTCAGTACAAACTCATCACATTGAGCAATTACCTGAAATTAAGGTGCCAACTAAGCATAAAAGATACTTAATAGGCGATAGTATTGAAGGATGGGCAGACGCTGTAAGAATGCTATGTAAAGCGTATTTTACGGGTGCTCCGTTGCCTTTATTTGATTTTAGAGATATCAGACCAAAAGGTGCCCAATTAATCACTGTAGGTGGTAAAGCACCTGGTCCTGAACCATTAAAAGAATGTTTATTTAACTTACAAAAAGTATTTGAACGTAAACAAAATGGCGACAGAATCACTTCAGTTGAAGCTCATGATATGGCTTGCCATATTGCTGATGCAGTATTGAGTGGTGGTATCAGACGTGCAGCGTTAATTTCATTATTCAATTTGGATGATGAAGATATGTTAACATGTAAGTTTGGTAACTGGTGGGAAGAAAATCCACAACGTGGCCGTGCTAACAACAGTGCTGTTGTAATGCGTCATAAAATTGATGAAGAAGAATTCTTTAAATTATGGAAAAAAATTGAATTAAGTGGATCTGGTGAACCAGGTATCTACTTTAGCAATGATAAAGATTGGGGAACTAACCCATGTTGTGAGATTGCTTTACGTTCTTATCAATTCTGTAACTTATGTGAAGTAAACGTTTCAAATGTTGAATCACAAGAAGACTTAAACGAAAGAGTACGTGTAGGTGC